GTGCTGCTCGACGAGGACCACGTTGTGTGGCATGGCGTGGTCGGTAGCCACACCCTGCGCGAGACGGAGCGCCTGCAGATGTTCAACACCTGGATCCGGCGAACCGTCATCGAGAACCGCCTCGACCAGGTCGCAATCGAAGGCTATTCCTACGGCTCACCGCAAGGGCACACGCGCGCATTCAGCATCGGCGAGCTGGGCGGAGTGATGAAGCTCGCCATCCACCAGGCACGGATCCCCCTGCACGTCATCGCGCCGGGTACGTGGAAGAAAATTCTCTGCGGCAACGGTGCGCTGAGCAAGAAGAACGCTGCCGTCGAGCTCTACAAGCGCTACGGCGTTGAGTACGCATCCCAGGACACACTCGATGCCTGGGCCGTAGCCATGTGCCAGCGCCGGCAGGAACTCGGCCTCGACAAGCCGGAGCCGAAGGTCCGCAAGCGGAAGTCGCCGGCGAGCATGCCACTGCTCGAGGGGGCTCAGCACGTTGGCTGACGTCGACCCACATTTCTGCAAGTGTGGGTGCGGCCGTCCGGCGAACGACAGGTTTCTGCGCGGTCACCATATGCGCCAGGTCCGGGCAGTCGCAGCCGGGTGCTTTCGTCCGGACGGCTGGCCGGCGGGGCGGTCCTGCGACATCGATTGGGGCGCGCTGAGTCATCGCCACTGTCAGCTATGCAATGAGGCCTGCTCGGCGAATCACACGACCTGCGGTGGGTGCATGGCGCAGCTCATCCAGGATCCGATGGGTTACTGCCAGCTCTGCGGTCACGAAACGCCCACCCTGTTGTGCGACGTCTGCAATGTGGTCGTCACCCGCGAGATCCAGCGCGCAATGGGAGAACCGGAGCATGCGCTACTCCGAATCCCGCGCGTCGACGATGAGCAGGGATCCCACGGCGAGCTCTCGGACTTTCACCGCGCCCTGTGACGAAATCCTATGAGCAATCCTTCCCGACGCTCGAGTCAGCGGAGACACGCCTCGCCGAGCTGATGGTCGAGGCGGTGATGGCCGATGGCAACGCCGACATGTTGCCGGACGGAGACCCATGCGACTGCGGTGTAGGCGACGAGGACGACGTCGTCAACGGAAGGCTGTGCGCCCGGATTCATCACACGACCTGCGCTGGCCGGCCCGACAAATCCGGAGCCTTGCGCCCGCCGGCGCCGGTCGTGGAATGGCACGAACGCTACGGCGCCGACCTGAGCGCGTTTCCGGTGCTGAGAAGCCTGCTGGTAAAGAAGCCGAAAGACGGCGTCGACGCTGTGTACGACTGGGCAGGCCTGAAGCCGGCGGAGGCGAATGCTCTAGCACTCCACCACGCCGGGTTCGAGCTGGGGCCGATAGCGGATCTACTCGAGCGCCTCGAGCCCGCGGTTCGGCAACTGATTCTCAACGGTGCGTGGAAGCTGGATCGGTCTCTGCGGCTGATGGCTCCGCTGGCCGCGGAAGCTCACTGTGAGATCTGTACGGAGGCGAGAGAAATGCTCCTCAAGGGCCTCAAAACCCATGGCCGGACAGCCTGATATGCCAACTATCACGTTTTGCCCCACCCATGAGCGCCCGTCTCTATTAATAGAGGGATATTTGCAAAAGGCACTCGCTGACACGGCGGCCGCCGTTCGTCCGGTCCTGTTGTCCGCAGCCATCCATCTGACCCGCAACCAGGACGCCGCCGAAGATCTCGTCCAGGAGGCCTACCTCCGGATGGTGGAGCGCCCGCCGCGTTCACGGAGCAAGCGAAGGGTGCAGGCCTGGCTGATGCTGGTGATGCGCCACGTCTGGGCCGACCGCTTTCCGCGACCGACTGCCGGAAAACGACGAACAGCCCCGCGGCCCGCTGGCGAGCGAGGGGAAATGCTCATGCGAGCTGCTCTTCGCGGCGGCGCCGGACCTCGCGAACTGATTTTTGCGGCCGGCGCTGACAGTCTCGACGCCTGAGCGGCGGTTGGTGATGGAGCGACAGCCGTGCGCTAAATGCGGTCGCGTTCACGAACGGATGACACGCGGTGGCAGGATGGTTCCAAGCTGCGTTGCCCATCGCTCCAACGGCGGGCCCTGCACGAAGTTCCGGATGCACGGCGGGACCGTCTGTGACACCCATGGCGGGACCTCACCCCAGGTCAGAGCAAAGGCGCTGCAGCGCGTGGCGCTTGCGGACGCCGGCAAGCAGCTGGGCATTGCAGTCGAGGTGGACCCCACACAGGCGCTCCTGCACATGCTCTGGATCTCCTACGGTGATGTTGCCTTCTGGAGCCACCTTGTGGCCGATTTGAAGCGCGGTGGTGTCGATCTGCATGGCAACGGCTTGGTGGTGACCGGTGCTCAAGGTGCGACCCAGGCGCATGTGTTCATCGAGCAATACAACGAGGCCCAGAAACGGGCCGCTCACTTCGCGAAGATGGCGAAGGATGCCGGCATCGAGGAGCGCAAGGTGCAGGTCCTCGAGGAACAGGCCCAGATGCTCGCCGAGGTCGGCCGGCGCTTCGTCGCGAAGCTCACCATCGTCCTCAGCCTGACGCAGCAGCAGACATTCCAGGTCCGCGAGCTGTTTCGCGAGCAGCTGGCGCTGATCGAGCCGACTACGTGACGGGCGTCTTTGCTCGCACGGCGGAATTGTTCGCCGATGAAGAGAACGACCGGCCGGCGTGGCGCGGGGAAGTCCCGTGGCCACGTGGTTATGAGGCAGCCCTCGTCGAGACGCAGGCACGCGATCGTCTCGCCCGCGCGCCGGCGTTTCAGGACGGAAAGGCGCGGCCCGAGCAGCTCCTGCCCGGCACCCCAGCAGCAACCGGAGCTCGTTGGGCCGCAACTGTCGATTCCAAGCTGCCGTCTGGCGAAAGCGGGGATCCGGTCACGGATGACTCGTGGGTCTACTGGCTGCTTCGCTGCGGCCGCGGCTTCGGCAAGACCGAGACGGGAGCCCAGGCGATCATCGAGTGGGCGCGCGCCGGGATCGGTCCCTTGCTCATGGGCGGTCCTACGGCGCAAGACGTCCGAGACACGATGGTCGAGGTCGGGCCCTCCTCGGTCCTGAAGGTAGCGCCGCCGGACTTCATGCCCGACTACGAGCCGTCGAAGTTGCGCCTCACGTTTCCCAACGACGTGATCGTCGAGCTGCGGTCAGCTGATGATCCGGATCGCTTCCGCGGCGTGCAGTTCGTGCGCGCATGGCTCGATGAGCTTGCGGCGTGGAAGCGACTCGACGAGGCGTGGGACCAGATCCGCTACACGATGCGTGTCAAGCACAAGCACGGCGGCGTGAAGCTGATCATCACGACGACGCCGAAGAACCACAAGGTCATCAAGTGGCTATCGGCACATCCGCGAGCAGCTCTGACCGTTCGCTCCTCGCACGACAACTTCACCAACCTGGCCGAAGAGTTCCAGGAGACCATCGCCGACGTCGAGCACTCGCGTCTCGGCCGGCAGGAGGTCTACGGCGACATCCTCGAGGAGCTCGAGGGCTCGCTCTGGAAGCAATCGGCGATCGACATCGATCGGATTACCGTCGGGGCTTTTGAGAAGCGCCTCGACGAGGGGTTGCGCCTGGTCCGTGTCGTCTGCGGCGTTGACCCCGCCGGCGGCCGCACCGAGAACGGCATCCTCACCGTGGCCAAAGGCAACGACGGTCACGCCTACGTCCTCGACGACGTGTCGGCCAAGGGCGGTCCGGACATTTGGGTGCCGAGACTCGACGGGACTTATTCGGCCCGGCACGCGGACAAGGTGATCGCCGAGGTCAACTTCGGCGGCGACATGGTCGAGAACACGATCCATGGCGCGGGCCACCGCAACATTGCGGTCAAGGTCGTTCGGGCCAGCCGCGGCAAGGCGGTGCGCGCCGAGCCGGTTTCGATGCTCTACGACCGCCACATCGTCCACCATGTCGGCTTCTTTCCGGAACTCGAGCGTGAGCAGACAGGATGGGTGCCAGATGAGGCCCGCGAGAGCCCGAACCGCATGGATGCGCTCGTGTGGGCGCTGACCGAGTTGTTCGGCCTTTACGACGACAAGGAGAAACGAAAAGCGCGTATGCCGCGGGGCGACGTCAGCCGTCTCATGCCTCAGGCCGGCACAGGTGGCTGGTCAGCTGACCGCATCAAGCGTCGCCGGCCCGAGTCGACCGCGACCAAGCCGACTCCGGTATTTCCGATGGTCGCCGCCGGCGGCCGCGGCCGCCGGTAGGAGGAGAGAAATGAGCGCCAGCGCCCCTGCAACCTCTCGCATTGTCCTCCCGGATGGCGGGTTGCTGGCCCAGGTTCCCGTCACGCCGACCCTGATCGTGGCCACGTGCATGATCTGCCGCGAGGAGCGGCCGGCAAGCGAGCACCGCGACGGCGCCTGCCTCGACTGCCGGGTCGGCAAAGCTCTCGCTCCTCTGTTCGATCGCCTTGTCGAGCTCCTGCGCAAGCAGAACCGATATGCCTCTCGCCATCTGCCCTCGATGGGCACGCCCGACCAGGTCGGTCGACAACTCCGGCGCATGTGGAAAGTCATCCAGAACCTGGTTGTCGACAGGACGCGCCAGAGGGAGTTCCTTTCGCGCGCGATCGAACGCGCCCAACAGGTCGCGGCATGATGCACTTCGACCACCCCAATCCGGACGTCGTAGCAGTGGTCGACCACCTGCGTTGTGGCCGCTGTGGCACTCGTCGCGGCGGAGGCCTGGTGGTCAACGTCGACAAGCTCGAGCCGCGCAAGTATTCACTCAGGACCCGGTGTCTGCGCTGCGGCGCATGGGTGCACGCGACGCTCGAGGTGGACGCGCTCGAGCCTGGCGAAGTCGACCCGCGCGCCGTGCGCGAGCTCGACCCTATCTCGAGCGACGAGTTGCTCGACTTGCGGTCGATGCCGAACGAAACCTTCGCCCACGAGTGGGCCGAGTTGACAGGAGGCTCGAAATGAGTTTCACATTCATCCTGCTCGTCGCCGCCTTCGTCTGCTTCGTCGCCGCTGTCGCCAGGGTCGTTGTGTTCAGTCTCGACCTCGTCGCCCTGGGCCTCGCCCTTTGGGTGCTCTCGGTTCTGTGGGGGGGGCGGGGCTTATCGCCCGTTCTGTTGCTGATTCTGCTGCTCGGCGTACTCGTGGTCGCCGTGCTGCAGCGCCGGTGAGCCCAGCTGAGGCCACACCTTGCGACCCACGCGGCGAGCTCCGGCAGCACCTTCGCGACGGTGCTCTCGTTTGGCAGCTCAGGTGCCCTGAGTGCGGGCATTGGGGCGATATCGACGATGACCAGCTACATGGCCGGGTGTCGTGCGACCACACCGACTGCGGAGTGAAGCGCGGCGAGAGCGTGTGCAACTGCACGTTTCATCAGACCCGCGACTGGTTCAACACCGCCGTGCGCGTCTAAGCCTGCATCCGACACGAGGTGAACTGCCAATGAGGCGATTGCTCCGCGCGCTCGTCCTCGCCGAGGTCATCGCGCTGCTCCCTCTTGCCGCTGCGATGCCAGCATCCCTTCCGCACGGTCAGTTCTGCGCAGACCGCGTCGCCCATGCCTTGAGCAGTCCGAGAGCAATCGTGCCTGGCAGCTATGCCTGCCTGAGTCCAAACATGCAGTCTCTTGCGACTCGGCTCGGGTACGACGGCGACGCCGGCCTGCAACGGCTGGCGGCGGACCGTGGGCGAGATCAATCCGTTGCTCTCGGCCAGTCGGCCGATGGCGGCTTTCTTTTCGAATTCAGCGGATCAGGAACGAGCAACCAGCTAATGGTCCTGTGGATCGACCCCGATGGACTCGTGTTCCGAATCGACTCCGACGACGCGCCGTGAACCCCTTCGCAAAAGCGCTGCTGGCCGTCGCCTGGCACGCGTGGGATGCCCGCGACGCTTGGCATCATGACCCGCGTTCCATCCGCAAGGTAGGCGCTTGCGTGGGGCTGATCTGGTCTGTGAGTCTCGCGGCCGGGATGGTCTGGGGGCTCTCGCGGCCGCAATGGATCGAGATCCGACGCGTTGGCTGAGCCGGTGCGGTGCTTCCTGCTCGAACCGACACACATGGCGATGGTCACGCTTCGGCGCTACCGATCCTCAAATGATGGTGGCGCGGAGTGCCTGGGCCCGATGAGTTATCACGACGCGACCTCCGGCATCATCGCGATCGTCGACGCCACGTTCGCTCGCCACGTGTGGAACGCCGCGGCCGGGACTTGGCAGGAGCTCGATCACGTGACGGGCAGCGTGCCCGACTTCACAAGAGACGACTCGTGGGTGCACGTCACTCGGTCACAGCACAACGAGATCCCGCATGAGGATCCGCGATGGCCGACCTCATGCGCCAGTTGCGGATACGAATTCGCTGCTGAGGATCCATGGCAGGTCAATTACGACCTGATGTACCGACGCAACGACATCACGCCCGACATGCAGCATCCCGACCTGATGACGCTGCGACAAGCGCCCCCAGGCGCGATGTGGTGGGCCTGGTGGATCGGCAAGAGTTGGCGACCACAGGTTGGCGGGCATCCCGTCGTGGTCAGGCTCCCGAACGGCACTGATTGGATGCCCGACAACCAGGCGAGCAACTGCGGCAAGCGCAAGGACGGTGGTGACGGCACTGACCCGGACTACCGGAACCACCACTGCTGGATCCTGCACGGGACACCCCCCGATCTCACCGCAGACCAGAACGGCGTCACATGCACGGCCGGCGCCGGCTCGATTCTGAGTGGCCAGGGCGCTTCTCAGTGGCACGGCTTTTTGAGGAACGGCTACCTCACGAACTGATCCCCGGGTGGGAGGTCGCGCGGAATGCCCGACACCTTTGCGCCGAGCTCGCCACAAGACGATCTCGAGGCCCTACTGGACACAGTGTGGCGTGAGGAAGCCCGGACCCGCCTCGATGACCGCATGGACGCAGCGCTGCGAGCCGATGAGCTCGCGAAAAAGAAGCCAACCAGAGCGCGCAAAGCGCCGGAGGAGTTCGAAATGAGCTACGGCATCAGCATCCCGAAGATGAGCGACGGCCAGGTCGTCGCGATAGCGGGCGCCGACTTTCCCGCATCTGCGGACGAGGCCATCGCTGGCGTGCTGCCGGCGTTCGATGGCAACCTCGCGTTGCGTGAGCGCGTCGAGGAGCAGCTGCGCGCATCCAAGTCCGCATGTGAATCCCTGATCGACTCAGGGAAGCTCGGGGTCGGACCGTTCAAGGCAACTGTCACCGGTCATGCCGAGCTCGAGGGCGGCACGGAGTGGGTCACCATCAACCTGACCGCAGAGAACCCGCACGAGATTCCGCGAGATTGACCTGGTCCGGAGACCGCATCGACCTCGACGGCCTGCGGCCTGGTTGGGGCTCGATCTGGCAAGGCGGGATGCTCGACGACGAAGGCCTCAAGGCGGTCGAGGCCGCCACAGAGAAGGGCCTCGTCATCGTCGCGATGAACGTCGAGGCGCGGGCGTGGGACTATGAACGCCTCGTCGACCATCGCGCGAAGGTGCTCGCCTACGTATATGTGGGCATCGAGGACTCGCCTGAGGGCTGCCTGCCCGACGATCAGCTCATCGTGCTCGTGGGCACGCTGCTCACAGTGCTGCGGCGGGGCTATCACGTGATCGATCTGTGTGCTGCGGGCATCAGCCGGAGCGGGCTGCTTGACACATGCCTGCACATGGCCGCGCTCGACGTTGACTGGGACGCTGCTCTCACCGCCGTCCGGATCCGTCGGCCCCAAACGAGCCCGAATATCGGTTTCGTCGAGCAGGGCAAGCGTCTCGAGGCGCAGGTCCGCGCACTCGGTCGCGCCGCCTGATGGCGAACAGGCGCGACCTCGAAAACGCAGCGCGCAACTGGGCGCGACTGCCCCAACTGCCGCGCATGGCGCGAAAGCGCAGCCGGCCAACGAAGAACCTGATGACGCCGGCCACGAGGGCGATCTCCGACAAGTACGCCTTCCCGCCTGCGACTGCCGGACGGCAGACGCAGCCGATGAACTACAACCCGTTCGGGCTGAGCGGGTGGTACTTCATCCCGAAGCGTCAGTACCAAGAGATCGACGTCGAGGAGCTCGATGTCACGCAGTTCACGGCCGACCAGCTCCTCGCCATCCTTCCCGACCTCAATCCCGATTTCTCGATAGCCGTCTGGTCATATCTGCGCACCTGCGGTACCGACCTGAAGTTCACAGCGGTCACCCCCAATGGCAAGGAGTTCCCGCAGGGCCAGAAGCATCTCGACGACCTCATCCTCGGTACCAACCCGCAGTTCGGCGGCATCGATGCACTGACTCGTCAGCTGCTCCTCAGCGCTTACCTCCAGGGCGCGGTGTGCGCCGAGGCCGCGCCGACGAAGAACCTGAAGGACCTCGACGACATCTACGCCGTCAACCCGGACTCGATCTGGTTCCAGCGCGACGAGGAGCAAAAGCTCGTGCCCTTCCAGCGGCAGGCGATCTGGGGCAACCTCGCAGCTGCGTACCCGTACCGGATGATGAACGAGGAGACCTTCTTTTACAACCCTGTCGACCCGTTCATCGACGACCCTTATGGCCGAGCGCCGGCTGCAGCCGCGCTCCAGATCGTGTTCGGTCTCGTCTCAATCCTCCGCGACCTGCAGCGAGTGATGCACCAGATGGGGTTCCCGCGCGTCGACCTGACGATGGTGTACGAGTTGCTCGAGCCGACCATGCCGGCCGAGGTGCTCGAGGATGAGGGCGCGAAGTACGCATGGATGACCGCGCGGATGCAGGAGCTCGTTGCGGCCTACAACTCGATGGCCCCCGAGGACGCCTTCATCCACTGGGACTTCGTCAGCGCCGACCACCACAAGGAAATGGGTCAGGGTGGAAGAGGCAGCGGTGGGCGCGCGCTCGAGCCTGAGAAGATCGTCGCGATCTTTCGCGACCAGCTCATCGTCGCTCTCAAGACGCTGCCCATCTTTCACGGTGGGGGACAGGGAAAGGGTGAGACCGAGACCTACGGAACGGTCGAGTACGAGATCTATGGCGCCTCATGCGTGACCCTGCGCGAGATAGTCGCCGAGGTACTGGTTCGAGCCCTCACTGTCGCGCTGCAATTCCGTGGCGTGCAGTGCGAGGTGCAGCACGAGTGGGCCCCCATCCGGACCACGCAGCGCCTGCAGGATGCAATGGCTGAAGCGCAGGAGATCGAGAACGCCGCAAACAAGCGCGACCAGGGCTGGATCTCGCAGGACGACGCGTCCAACGAGGTGACCGAGTCCGATGCAGTCGGGCCCGCGCCATCACCCTCGCCCGCGCCGCTCGCGCCGCCCAAGGGAATGCCTCAGCCGATGCCACCCGGCACTCCACCTGCTCCGGGTGGAAAAGCTGCAGCTGGTGAGCCCGCGCGGTGGGCCGAAACAATCGTGCGCTCCGGCCCAGGTATGGGTCTCGTGTATGCACATATCGCCGCACAGCGCGAGGTCGAGCGCATGCTCGAGCGCTACCGCTGACGTGGCAAAGACGGTCAAAACGGGTGGGCACCACAACCGCCACGGTGGCCATCACGCGAGGGTCCGGACCGCGAAGCACTCGGCACGCGCTGCCAAGTCAGCCTCCCGCGCAAAGAAAAAGTGACCGCCTCGCTGTAGGGCTACAGGAGCTCCTGCTCCGCGAGGGGCACGAGCTGGAGCGTCACCTCGACGCCCGCTTTTGGCGAAGCCCGGTAAAGGGTGACCTGGTCGAAGCTCTTGGCAAACTGCCGCCGCCGGCGGGCGAGCTGACCGCCTTCGCGCGCGTCGTCACCCTCGAGGGCCTGTGGGCCTGCATCAAGGAGGACCCGCAACCCGCCACCCTGCGGCGCTACTTCGCCTGGGCGGCACAGGAGCGGGCCCGCGCGCTAGCTATAGCCGCGATGCGAGCCTCGGGCGACGTTGCGCGCACACAGTCGGAGACACCGCCCGGCAACCTGCTGCGACTGCCCGGCGGCGTCACCATCTGGCGCGCATACGTCGCCGCGGTTCGCCTCGAGTTTCGCCGGCAACAGGCAGCCTTCGACATGTGGGCCCGGGCAACAGGTCTACTCACCCACGTCGACCATGGAGTCACCAACCACGACGAGCTGGCCGGCTGGAATCCCCACTTCGACGCCAAAGGGCTGCTCCCGCATCAGCGCCATGCCTATCGGGCAGCTGGACAGCATGCGCTCGACATCCTACGAGCGGAGGATTTCCGTAGGAAAGCCAGGCGCGACGGTGGGCTCGTGGTCGGTGGCGACTTCTCAATCGACGATCCGAAGCTTCAAGAGCGCGTCGACGCGCTGCTCCTCGATCGGATCGTCGGCATCGACGAGACAACGGCCGAGATTCTGCGTGCAATCCTCGCCAGCGACGGAACGATCGTCGAGAAAGCAGAGGCGATCGACGAGACCTGGGACGAAGCGAGCACAGTGCGCGGCATCACGATCGCGTCGACGGAGATGGCGCGTGCGTCAGCTGCTGCCGAACTCGACACATATCGCGAGAACGACGTCGCGCAAGTCGAGGTTGACGGCGGATACAGCGGCGACATTTGCGACGAGTACGTCGGTGAACGCTTTGACGTGGATTCGGACGAGGCTGTGAGCCTCATCCCTATCCACCCTCGCTGCACACACTACTGGTCTCCAGTGATTCCCGACGACTGGCACCTGCCGACCACGCCGTGGGCCGGCGGAGATTTGGAGGAAGCAGGTTGAAGCAGGAGCAGGAATACACCCGCGACCTTGTTCGCCTGGCCGCGGGCAAGACCGACGTGACCGACGACGGCGGCACGCTTCTGTTCACGAACCCAGGGCAGGCCGTGCAGGACATCTCGCAGTTCAACGCCGAGACCACAGCGCTGCTCGGGTCGAGTGCCACGTTCACCGGGTCGATGCGCGACACGACCAACTACAACTGGGCCGGCGCGAAGTCGAACGTGTCCGGCGGCCAGGCGGGCACCCTGCTCATGGACGAGTCGAGCGCGGCCTCGGGCGCGAACATCTACCAGGTCGCGACCCAGGCGGCCGCCGCCGAGCCCGCGACCCACGGCTCGCCGGGCACCGTCGCCGCCACGAGTTTTGGTGCGCGCATCGTGCCGACCAAGTCGCTGCTGCGGTTCATCCGCTTCGTGTACGTCAACGGGGCGGCGGCGCAGACGGGCACATTCGAGATCCAGTCGGCGATGTCGCCGCTCAACTAAGGAGGAGGAATGGCAGTCAAGCGCCTAGACCTCGCGCACACCTCGTGCGGCATCTGCGGCGAGGGGTGGCAGACCCCGGAGCCGCCGGACATGCCCGAAGGCTACCTCGAGGCGGTCGAGTACCTCGGTCGGCTCGCGATCCACGAGGTCGGCCTCGACCCCGACAAGGTCGCGGCGTCCCAACGCGTCCTCGACGAGCGGGAGGCCCAGGCCGCCGCCTACAGGCTCGATGAGGATGCGTTCAAAGCCACCCACGACCACGCGGAGAAGTCCCACACCCTCGACGAGCACCTCGAGCACGCCCACGCCCACCGCATCCCGCTCACCTGCGAGAAGTGCAGCCATCAGGAGCAGGCGACCGCGAAGGGCCTGGCCGCGCTCAAGACGCACAAATGCCACCCCGGCAAGAAGCAGCCGGCGTACTCGGCCGAATGACCACCAAGGAGGCGACCATGACCCGCGAGGAGGCCCTGTCGAAGCTCGCCGAGGTCGGCAAGGCGATGCGCAAGCGGTTCGAGGACGAGCACGGAACGCACGAGCCGCGCCTGCAGCAGCTCGAGGCGACACTCGCCCACGGCGCCGACCTGGTCGGCCACCTGCACGACGAGGAGGAGCGCGAGGTCGACCTCGCCAAGCGCCTGCTCGACCAGGAGCCGGTTCACAACAGTCACCCCGTGAGGCCGCCGACCGACCGGCCGAAGGGATGGGCCGCCACGGTCGCGGCGAGGGGGGCGAAGTGAGCAGGTTCACCACCGTCGTCGAGTCGCAACTCGCGCAGCCCGCCGGCCTGCCGTCTGGCGTCACATTCAACGGCTATTGGGCCGCCATCGTCGCCGGGGCGTCGGCCAACCTCAAGTGCCGCCGCATCAAGATCGGCGTCCGCGCCGGCACCGGGCCCCCGACCTCGCAGCAGGTGACCATCGCCCTCTACCGGCAGACGGTGCGACCCACCGGCACCGGGTTCTCGACCCTGGTCCCGCAGGCGCTCGACCCGCGCTCGATGCCGAGCCAGATCACCGGCATCGACGTGACCACGGCGGCGGCCGCCGGCACTGCGGGTCCGACCCTGGCCGCGCAGAAACTCGACGAGTGGACCTTCAACACGCAGCAGGGCCTCGACCTGCCGTGGGAGCTCATCGAGGAGCTCATCGGCGACCAGGCCGCGGCCAACGGCATCGCGTTCGTCAACATCGGCAACGCGCTGCCGGCCGGCCACCTGTTCACCCTCAGCGTCACCGACGAGGAGTAGCGGCGGCTGATGGCCGTCGAGCGCAACGTACCCATAGCGCCGGTCTCGACCGGCGCGCCGGGCCTCGCCCGGACCCTCGAGATCACCGTGGAGCAGGGCGACGGCTCGCTCGCCACGGTCGAGATGCAGGTGGTCAGCATCGGCGACAAGGAGGGCCGCATCCTCCGTGCCGACGAGCTCGACCTGCGCGACTTCCAGTTACAGACGCTCAGGCAGCTCGACCGGATCGCGTTCGCGGTGGAATCGCTATCACGTGGGGAGGCGGTCCCCACTATGGAGGATGAGGCCAGATGGCAGGCGCAGCAGTAGACATTAGGGCGTTCGTCGCCCGCATCATTCCCGGCTTCACGACGGACGACTTCGAGAACACCAAGGCCGTGCGCTCCGGTCGCTACCGCGAGCTCTACGTCATGCCGATGGTTCGCAAGACCCATGCGCTTGCCGACGAGGGCTCGTACTTCGTCGTGAACAACGGCGCGGGCGTCAACGGCCTCGCCACCGCCGCCGCGCAGGCGGTGTTCAGCGACACCGCCTCGGCCTTCCTGTACGGCGAGAACCACGACAAGAACAAGTCGGCCTACCTCGACTGGCTGAACCTGATCGTCACGGCGGCCGGCACCGCAGGCACCGCGATCTTCCTCGCCGTCACGGTCGACAACACCTTCCGGGCCCCGGCAGCGACCGGGACCGAGCTCACCGCCAACATCTCCAACCCGAACGGCAACGTCGCCCGGCAGGCATCCATCATGCGGTGGTGGTCGGGCGGCGCGACCCCGCTCGTGCTCGCGGCCTCGTCGAAGGACTCGCGCACCGTCGTGGCCGCGCGGCTGCTCAAGGGTGCCATCGGCATCGCCAACGACACGTTCCTCGCCAACTTTGGCGGCGTCGAGGCGAACGACGAGAACACCACCTCGACCGTCGCGGTGCGCACGGTCCAGTTGCCTCCGGTCATCGTCGCCCCTGGCGGCTCGGCCGCCGTCCACATCTGGCTGCCGTCGCAGTCGGCCGCGAGTTCCTACGCGCCCGAGGTGGGCTGGTGGGAGCGGTAGCGGCCTGACCCTTCTCCTGGGCCCGCTGGCCCCGGACCCGACGCCCATGCCTGCGACGCAGCCTGCGAGGGCCCTGCGCCGCGCCCCACGCCCCCGCAGGGTGGCTGGCGCAGCCCTGCTCGATGCCGTGCCCGCACCAGAGGTACCCCGCGGGACCAGGCGGGCAGCGGGGCTCTCCCGACGCCGTGCGCCGGGGTTCTCACCGACCGACACTCCAGCCATCGCCCCCACCCCAGCACGAAGTCGCACGAGGGGCGTGCAGACAGCCAGGTCGCGCCGGCAGGCGGCTGTCTTGCCGGAACAGCCCGCCGCCCCGGTGATCGCGGTACGCAGGCGGTTCGCGGCAGCGGTGCGCCGGGTGCGCCCTGGATTCGTGGTGGCCTTGTTCCCGCCGCCGATGATGCCCATGTTCACCAGGGCCCGGCGGATCGCCACGCAGCTGGTCCGCCGGCGGGCTGGCTCCGTGCCCGTGGCGGAGGCCGTCCCCGCCGCGCCCGCACGGCGGCGCCTCGGTGCCCTCGTGCGGCGCTTCAGGCAGGCGTTCGTGCCAACGCCGCCCCCGGCCGTAGTCGTTCCGCCACCACCCTTCCCGCAGCGGCGGCGCACACAGGCGGCCGCAGCGCGCCGGCGAGCTGCATGGCTCGTGTTCGCGCCACAACTCCCGCCCGCGCTCGAGTACCTGCTCATGGTCGTCGCCCACGCGCCCGTGCTGCTGGCCGTCGCCCGGGTTCGCCTCGTCACGGTCGCCCGCCAAGCGACGAGCGTCACCCGGCGCGTGGCCCAGGCGGTCAACCGCGCCACCCAACTGAGAAGGAGAAGGCCCTGACATGGCGCTCGACCGCTACGCCATTGGCGACACGCCCACCTTCGAGGTCGACGTCTTCAAGGCCGATGGCGTAACGCCGGTCACCCCAACCGGTCCCGTGACGGTGACAGTGACAAACATCCGGACCAAGGGCAACATCACCGGCTCGCCGGTCGTGACCATCAGCGGCAACCAGGTCGCCATCACGCTGCCGGCGGCCGCCACCCTCGGGCAGTTCCGCGCGGCAGCGCAGATCACGGTGGACGCCACGCCGACGATCAGGACGGCGATCTATGACTACGAGGTCGTCGCGGCCTCGGAGGTTACCTAACGGTGCCGACAGCCGATTTCGGGCAGATACTCACGAGCCCCGACGACCTCGGCGGCATCCGCGAAATGCTTGGGTTCGAGCCCAGCGAGCTCGGCGACGACGTGCTGCTGCACCCGTGGGTGCTCGGCGCCGGCGAGCGGTTCGTAATGAAGCAACTCCCCGCTTGGGCGCTCATCATGCAGCTCACGCAGCCAGCTGCACCGGTGCTCGCTGCAACCACCGTCTCGCCACCAACCTCGCTGCTCGCAGCGACTTATTACGTCATTCTCGTTGCGCGCGCAGCCGGCATACCATCGCCTCCCGGCGTCGAGGCATCGCAAGTGATCACCGTCGGTCAACGCCTCGACATCACCATCCCGACCTCGCCCGGCATCCAGTCGTACGACGTATATGTCGGCACAGCAGCCACTCAGGAGTTCCTACAGCAGGCGGGGCTGACGCCCGGCGGGATCTACAGCCTGCTTGCATTCTCGCTCGCGGGCCCGGCGATCGGCGCCATCGGCGCGGTCGGCCCCGAGGACGTGACCGAGCAGGGCGACCTGGCCAACCTCAAGTCCGCGACGCAGGCAGCGTGCGCAGCTCACCTCTGTAAACGGATGCAGCGCAAGGTGCCGCGCGAATTTCGTTCCTACTCCTTCAGCGAGATCATCGATGTCGACTGGCGTCACGAGGAATCAGCGATGTTCGAGGACGCTGCTTACTACCTCGGCCTCGTCACCGGCTACATAGCCGGCCTCGCACCCCCGCCTGCGGCGATGATCGCCCATCCGAAGCCGAAGGCGAACGACCCGTCGTACATCTCCGGCACCGACCCCAACGCCATCCCTGGCGCTTTCGGGACCTACACCCAGAACCCCCGATAGGAGGCCAAATGTCTGACGCCGTCGACATCGCCTACCAGATGCAGAGAGCTCTCAAGCCTCTCGGGGAACCGAGCGACGATGACCTCCAGATCATCAACTCACGCGCTCTGAAGCCTCTGACGAAGAACGATGTCTTCGTCGTACAGACCGAAACGAGCAACTCACTGCGCGATTCGTACTTCACGACCATGGATCCGGAGACCACCCTCCCCAACTTCGTCGACGACTTCAAGGAAGGTCGGTCTCTGATGAATTCCCACCGAACGGAAGAGCTTCCCCTCGGCACGAGCTTCGATGCGGCCCTCGAGCAGCGAGGGCGCGAGGGCGACTCCAACGACCCCGCCCGTACTGCCGCGGTGGTTAAGAGTTACATCCTTCGCGGCATCAACATCAACGGCGTCCCCACGGACGACCTGGTGCGCGCGATTGAGGCTGGCGTGGTTCGCGACGTCAGCGTCCACTTCGACGATGAAGCGGAGTACCGCTGCACCATCTGCGGTGGCGACATGTACGAGCGCGAGAGCTCGTGCATCCATATGCCCGGGCTGACCTACGGCGGGAAGCGCGCAGAGGCGCTGATTGTCGACGGTCACGCTCTCGAGCATTCCCTTTGTTTTGATGGCGCCACCCCGCGCGCCATGATCGACAAGGCGCAGCGTATGGCAGCAGCGGGGCAACTCGATGCCAAGCAGGTCGCCCGACTCGAGCGTCTGTATCGCACTCGAATTCGCAGCGTGGCTCCGTCAGCTGGTGGTCCTCCCGAGCCCGGCGGCGATCGCACTCCCACGGCTTATGAGGACCGACAGAAGGCGATCCAGAACGCCGTGCAGAAGTTGTACCCGGGTGATGACGAGTGGGCATACCTTGACCGCACCACTGACACGGATGTTGCTTGGACCGTCACCGGCGGATCGAAGGCTGGCAGCTACCAGGCCACCTATTCGATCGATGACGGCGGCAAGGTCACCCTCGGCGAGCCGACTCCCGTGACCATCACCACAACCGTTACTCCCATCAACCGCGCGAAGGAGAGCAAGCGCATGGAGCATCCACACAAGCACAGCGAGTTCGAGCACGACCACGAGGACTCGCGACCCGAGCATGACCACGCTGACACGCCGGCCGACAGGTGGGTCGAGCTGCTGCCAGCCCACGCGCGCCAGTCGGTCGAATTTCTCGGCCGCGAGGAAGTCGAGCGTCGAGTGGCGATTGCTGCGCGAGGGCGTTTCTCCCTGTTCGTGAGTGGCAAGACCTGGGAGAAAGCGAGCGCACTCGAACGAGCGACCTGGTCGACCGCGATGATGAACGATCTACCCGACTCAGCTTTTGCCTACATCGAGCCTGGAGGCAAGAAGGACGAGGAAGGCAAGACCACGCCGCGGTCGCTCCGCCACTTCCCTCATCACGATGACGCGGGCAAGTTGGACGAGGCGCACGTGCGAAACGCCCTCGCGCGGATCCCACAGTCAGACGTCAGCGACGCCGCCAAGTCGAGCGCACTCAGCCACGTCAAGGCTCATGCCAAGACGCTCGGTATAGAGGTCGACGACGAGGGCAGGGTGAAATCCAACAAGGGAGGCAACATGACGCCACTCGACCCAGAGACCTTCGCCAACCTCGCCGGCGTAAGGATGCCGGTCGCCGAGCGCGAGCGCGTTGTCGATGCGCTGATCAGCGTCAATCCGGACGATGTGACCCCCGACCTCGTGAACCGCGTCGCGGCGTCGATGCTCAAGCGCGCAGGCCCCGCGATGGCTCCGGACATGGCATCGCAGATGCAGGGAATCCTCGACCAGATGGCCGACGCGCACGATGCTCACGCCGAGGCGCTCAAGGCGCTCAAGACTTTGGTCGGCATTGGCGCTGAGGGCGGCATGCAGTACGGGCTGCCGGACAACATGGCGTCGCAGGAGGACCTCGAGCCCGGACAAGCCGCTGGCCTCAAGACGCTCGACTACGGGCCCGGCGCAACGCCAAACGGAACCGGCAACGGCACCATGCCGCCCAATGGCAGCATCGGTGGCGGACGATCGCGCTCAATCGCCATCGGCAACGCGGGCGCCAACCTCGATGCCAAGGTCAAGTCGGCTCTGGGCACCATCAACGGCATTATCTCGGACCTTCTTGCGACCGACGCGCAGGAGGACGAGCAGGACGTTGAGCAGCAGTCGGCCGAAGACGCCATCCCGATTACGTCGAGCGCCATCGGGCCGGGGCCCGGAGGCTCGGCCCACGACCAGCCCGTCCTGGTGCCAGGTCGCTCGGCCGACCATGAGGCCAGGGCCAGGCGCGCGCTGCAACTCGAGGCGGCGCTACGCGCCCCCGAGTTCGCTGCGATCCGCGCCCTGGTCGCGCAGGCCAAAGCTGGACGCGACTACCGCCGCGCCGTCGCCGGGGAGCTCTTGGCTTGGGGTGTGCGCGCGCGAGGCACCGATTTCAACGCCGAGCTCTACAAGCGGTTGCTGCCCTCGATGGAGCTCGGACAGATCGAGGAGCTGACCAAGGAGTTCGAGCGCGACGCCTGGAAGCGCTTCGCGAACGCCCCAGTGGAGGAGCGCCCGGACTGGTTGCCATCGCTCGTGGACCGTGTCGGCCGGCAGACGACACCGGGCCTGCTGCCGGGCACTCCGACGAAGACCAAGCTGCCCGCGGCGGTGGCCGCCGCGGTCAACGTGGACCTCTTCAAGACCAACCCCTGGTAGTCCGCCCCACCCACCACCACGCCCTAGAAGGAGGCTAACCGACAGATGGCGAACGACCCCCGACTCTCCACGGCCTGGGACGAGCTCGACGCTCACTTCGCGACGATCCTCGGCGACGGCACCATCAACCTGCCTACCCTCGGCGCCGGCGGCTTCGTCCCCTCAACCTCGTTGAAGCTCGCCGTGACGCTCACCAACGTCGGCACCGGCACGCCGCTCGTCGGCCTGGGCGCCTCCGGCAACGAGCTCTACGGCAAGGTCAAGCAGGTCTCGACCGACGGCATGATGTCGGTCCAGGACCGCGGCTACATGACCTTCGCATTCGTGGCGACCAACCCGGCCCCGAACGTCGCGGTTGGCGTCGACGGCACCGGCAAGGTCACACAGACGGCGGCCAACAAGCAGGCCGTATGCGTCGGCTTTGTGGTCGACCCGGCGACCGGCAACACCGTCTGCCTCGTCAAGAAGAACTAGGCGGCCACCCGGCCAGCCACACCAACCCGAAAGGAGGAAACGACCCGAGTGGCCCCCACCATCACGCAGTTCAAGCCGTCGTTCCAGGAGATCCTCAAGGCCGAGGGAGCCGACTGGCAGATCGTGCGCGAGTGCCGCAACGAGCGCAAGCGCCTGTCGGCCAAGCTCGAGGAAGTCGATCCGAGCGAGCGATACCCCGACTCGGGCGAGTACTCGTCGCTTGGAAAGCTCGACGCTTTCGAGCGCCAGCTGCACCACTTCAACATCAGGACCAAGCCGGACTTGCGTCTGATGAAGCCCGCCTCGCGGCTCGAGGAGTTCTACAACCCGATCAAGCCCGACGGCACCCGGTTCTTCGCCAGCGACCAGCCGCAGTCCTGGATCCTCTACCCGGAGTTCATCAACCGGCAGATGAGGATCATCCCCCTGCCCGAGGATGTGCTCGGCGACATCGTGGCCCAGGTGACCCCGATCGACACCGACACGTACAAGGCCATCTACCTCAACGACAACATCCAGACGGCGCCCGGGCAGTCACAGCGCCAGCTGCAGAGGGTCGAAGAGGGCGCAGAGATCCCACCGATCACCATCGCCACCTTCGAGAACAACGTCAAGCTGCAGAAGTACGGCGTCGCCCTCAAGGGCACATACGAGACCTACCGCCGCCTGCGCGTCGACCTGTTCTCGCTCTTCCTCGCCCGCATCGCGATGCAGATCAAGCTCGACCTGGCCACCCACGCCATCAACATCCTGCAGAACGGCGACGGCAACGGCAACGCGGCGCCGAACTTCAACGCCTCGTCGCTCGACCCCGCAGCGCCGGCGGGCCCCGGCACCGTCACCGACCTGGTGACCAGCCAGACGTCGACCATCACCAAGGGCCTGACCTACAAGGCCTGGCTCATCTTCCGTGCCTCCCTCTATCCGCTGCACATGACCACCGTCATCGGGCGGCTCAACGAGCTGCTCCAGGTGCTCACCCTGCAGTTCCCCAACGTCGACCCACTCACCCTGCTGGCGTTGCTCCAGCAGCCGGACCAGCGCGTACAGACCGGCAAGCTGTCGATGTCCGTAAACATCTACGGCGTCAACGTCAACCTCGTCTACCACCCTTGGGCCCCGGGTGGCCTACTGGTCGGCCTCGACAAGCGGTTCGGCATCGAGCAGCTGGTCGAGAACAACTCGGCTTTGACAGAGACCGACAAAGACATCCGCTCACAGCTGAACGAAATCGTCGTGAGCCAGGTGATCGGATTCGACAAGTTCCTCGCCCTCGCGAGCTCGACCCTGACCTTCGTCTAAAGAGCCGCTCTGCCCAACTGCCGGGTCCGAGGCAGCCCGCACATCCATCCCACTCAGGAGGTTTCCGCATGCCAGGCAAGATCTGGGTCAAAGCGGCCCACCCACGCGCGTCGTTCTACCAGGAGGTCCTCGAGATGAGCGAGGATGGCGGGCCGGCCGAGCTCAAGATCGAGCACGTGCACGCGCCAACCGTTCTGCGTGATGGGCACCCCGACCACAGCAAGCAGATCCCGGTGCCGATGCAGGTGACCGACACCGCGGCGGTGCGGATCGCCATGCTCGAGAAGCTGCCCGGCACCGACCGGCCGGCGCGTATCGTCGCCTGTGAGCCGGAGGAGGTCGCTGCGCACCTCAAGGCAAAGGGCATCGAGCCCGAGCAGGCCAAGCCCGACCGCCTCGCGGCCGCTCGCGCGGCCAGGGCAGCCAAGGCAGTCAAGGCAGCCCCGGCCGAGAAGGAGTAGGCCGGTGAGACCCGTCATCGAGCTCGCCCGCCTCAAGGCCCCGCTCGCGCTGCGGGGCTACACCCTTGTCACGGACAAGGGTGGCCTAACCACGGCGGTGCGCCGCATCGCCGGCGGTTCCGGACCGCGCCAGGCCGTGCCTTACGCGCGGTGGGATCCGATGGTCACCGTCATCCCACCCGCCGCGCTGACGGGCATCGTGGTCGCCTCCATCGCATACTCGAACACCGAGTTCGCGGCCGGCGTGGAGGGCCTGCATGTCCTGGCCTCGGGCGCGGCCACCGCACTCGTCGACTTCGACTTCGCGTTCGAGCAGCAGCGCATCGACGGGTCGAGCCTGGGCATGACCCTCAAGTCGGTCGAGGTCGTCTACAACGTCGGCGTCGTGGCTCTCTCGGCTGCGCCGACGCTCGCCATCCGGTCGGTCGCCTACCCCGCCGTCGCGGCGGCGGCCGCCGCCCCGGTCGTGACCGCCATCGACGGCGCCTCGACCTCCAGCCCGGCCACGTGGCTCGGCGCGGCCGGCGTCACAGGCGCGGGCCTCGTGGTCACCGCGCAGATCCTCCTCGGCACCCCGTTCCTGATGTCGGTCGACCTGCAGAAGGTGGTCGGCCGCCTGTCGTTTCCGATGGCGAACACGGGCACGGTCGACATCGTCGACGTGTTCTGCCACTACCGCGTCGACATTGCCCCGGCCGGCTAGCTAGGGCGTTTCGGGGAGGAGAGAGCGATGTCTTCTGAAGAAAATGCCGCACCCGTGAGCGAGGAGTTCATTCGTCGACTCCTCGCCCGGGCCGGCGTGCATGTAACAAAGGTGGTCGTGTCTGGAAACGACGTCGTCGTCACCGGGCGCACCAACCAGAAGACGCGACCGAAGTCCACAAGAGGCAGCGATTTCCGTGGGAAAGAAAACGAACCCGAGACGGCGCTCGACATCACGCTGAACGGTAAGGAACTCGAGGCCTCCATCCCGGGCCTACCTCAGCCCGGACTGCTGCGGATGGATCCTGAGCTCGCTGCGCAGGTGCAGGTGCCCGCCGGCATAGGCGGGACTGAACTTCCTGCCGATGTCCTGGCCCTGTGGCGCCAGGCTGGCAGGAGCGCGCCGGCCAACACCGAGACCGCGGCTGGTCTTGCCTACGATCCACTGGATGCCTTCAGGACCTCGTAGGTCGTGCCGCTGATCGATTGGCTGAATGAGACCCTCACTCTGGTCCCGATTGGCGCCTCTGATACATCGGACCTGCAGGGCGGCTTTACGCGATCGCTTGGGCCTGGTGGTGGATTTCAGGTGCAGGGAAAGATCGAGGCTCGCTCGGGGCAGGGTCGCCGTCTAGTAACCGATGCGGCAGACGTCCCCATATCGACGCACCTCGCGACCCTGCCCCCCGCGATCTATGGGCCGGATGGAGCGGTCACGCGCGACTTGTGGGTGCTGTTCAAGCCTGCCGGATCCGGGGCCGTCGACTGGCACGTGCTCGATACGCAGCAGGGCGACTACATCGTCGTCGCGCCGGCGAGGGCGGCCAAGACCAGGACCGGAATCCACCACATCGAGCTCGAGCTGCAGGTAGTCGGCGGAGGCATCTAAAACTCGTGGCCGACGTCATTGGCCGTAGCGCCGATGGGTCCCTCGAAGTCAAGGTATCGATCGACTGGCGCGAAGCACACGCTCACGGGCTCCTGTTCTTCGACGCGTTCGAGCGGTCGCTCGAGAAGAACTTCCGGCATGTGATGGTCCTGGCGTTGAAGTTCGCCAAGGCCGCCGCGCCGAAAGGCGATCGCAATTTCGCCATCGAGGACCTCGATGAGATCACTCGCGCCGGTGGCTCACGGAACTCACGCCCAGCCAACCCGCGAGGCTTTGCGATTACCACCGACCAGCGCCGTCTCGCCGCAACCGGCCATGGCGGCTATCGGATCCGCAAGGTGCCGGGTGGCACTCTGCGGCGCTTGCTGTCGATGATCGTGATCAAGTCCTCCGTCGAGCTACTTGAGGGTCGCATTGGGGTGCCAGCCGGCTCGCCAGCTGAGAAGTACGCGCGCATCGCCGAGCTCGGCGGAACCATAGCCGCGAAAAAGGCCAAGTACCTACGCTATAGCCCTGACGGCCACACCATCGTCTTTAAGCCAGTGGTGCATCGGGCGCCCCACCCGTATCTGCTGCCGACGCTCCTGTACGTGTGGCCACTGGTCAACGAGTGGTTGCCGCAGACGGCATGGGCGGAAGCGACAGCTGAGTTCGGTCTGTGAGCGATATCACGCGGCTTGTGTGGCAGGCGCTCGTTGTCGATTCGATTGACACCAGCACCGGGAACCCGAGCCTTCTAACGCTCGCCAATCGCAGTCCTCAGCGCATTGCTGCAGCTACGGGCACTGGCCCGCCGCGCCCGACCGCCGGACTGTTCAGCGCCACGACCATCGCCGGCGGCGGAGCAGCTGCAGGCCAGGCGGTCGTGCCGGTTGCCTCGAGCGTGAACTACCGCGACCTAATGTGGATCTGGCTTGGCGGAGTCACGCCCGAGGTCATGCAAGTCAAGCGTGGAGGCGTAGCCGCTGGCCAACTGACACTCAGCGCTAACCTCGGCTCAACGCATGCGTCCGGCTCACTTGTAAGTCCGCTACCGACCATCATTCACGACGTCGAGCCCCGCATCGTCGTTGACACGCCGGATTTCTACTGGTGCGTGGTGGTCGGTCCGGAGCATGAGTTCCCGACTCCGCAGCCGAAGGTTCGACCTCCGGTTCGTCTGTACGAAACATTCCTCATCGTCAAGGTCTACGACTCGTCTCCCTCGAGGAAGCTCGCCGAGGACGTCCGCGATCGCCTTGACTACCTGCTCAACCTGGGGGAGGCGGGCGGCCCGAACCCTTCGAACACGGGCGTTAACCCCTCGCCGTTGCTCGGCGTGGCCTCGCCTCAGCTGAGGTCGTGGATTGAAAAGATCGAACTTGAGGACGGTGGCGAGCCGCACTTCGACTACTCATCGCTCACGCTCAGCGTCCCTTTGCACTTCAAGATCCATTTTTCGAAGGTCTATTCGTAGCCGCCAGTGAGGGTTGTCATTCCGTGGGCGCCGGGCCCGCGTGAGTATCACGAGCTAGTCGCACGAGTTCTGCGCGCCGACGGGCTCGAGCCCGAGCCAGTGCGCCTCGATGACAACCTCGCTTACGGCCGACTGCTGGTCAAGCTCTGGGAGGCTCATGAGACTTTCGTAGTCATCGAGCACGACATCATTCCGTGGCCGTGGGCGGTCGATTCGATGCTGCGTTGCCCGAATCATTGGTGCCGCTACCCCTACCGACAACATGGAGGGTACGCGGCCGGCTTCGGGTGCATGAAGATCGAGGGCTCTCTCGCCGATCAGTACCCACGCCTGGTCGCTGAGGTAGCCGCACGCGACGCGAATCCTTGGCCTGCTGGCGACTGGCGAATCATCGATGTCGTCATCGATATGGAACTGCGGCGACGAGGCGTCGAGCCGCACGAGCACCTGCCTGGCGTGGCCCACCTGAGCGCCCGCCTCAAGCCGTACCGACGCACCACCACCTAAGGAGGAGACATGCCGCGACTACTCGCAACCAGGTGGACCCGCTTCCACATCGGCGGGTCGGCCGAGCACCCGGCGGGCCGGGTCGTCGATTTCCAGGAGCACGCCGACCTCAAGGGGCCCGAAGGCGGCCCCGTGTTCTTCGCAGACATCTCGCAGGAGGAGGCCGACCAGCTCAAGTCGGACGACCACGATGTCATCAAGCCAATGGGCTGGTCGCTCGCGATGACGGACGAGGAGAAGGCCGGCGCAGCGAAGAAGGCACAGAAGGACGCCAAGAACACGGCCGCCACGACCGGCGGGGCGAAGGAGTAGGTAGATGGGAGCCGAGACCGGCCGAAGCATCGCCTTCAGCGTCAAGAACCTCGCCGTCGTTCCGCTGCCCGGCAACCTGGGGGGCCTGAGCGCCGGCGTGCCCATCGCAATCGACACCCCGATGTCGGCCGAGATCAAGATCGACCTCACCCTCGAGGAGATCCGGGGCGGCGCGTACCTGTTCCCGCTCGCGGCCGACATCAAGGAAATGAAGGCCGAGCTCTCGGCCAAGCTGACCGACACCCCGCCGGCCCTCGTCTCGCTCCTGACCGGGGGCTCGTACACAAAGGTTGTTGCGACCGGCCCTGCCCTGACCTCGGACGGCGTGCAGAACATCCAGGGCACGACCGTCGGCGCGCGGTGCGTGGTCACCACCCCGGGCACCCCGGTCAACGGCGACTACGCCATCGTGGCCACGGCCGCGCAGTCGTACACGGTGTACGACCTCTCGACTGGCAAGCCGGCGACGGCGGTCACCACCAGCTCGACTGTCGCCACCGTCGACACGACCTCGGTCGCCGGCGTCACCATCACCACCGGCTTCGCGCCGACCGCATTCGTCGCCAACGACGCTGGCACGTTCAGCGTCGTAAACATCGGCTCCGGACAGTCCGGTGTGTCCATCAACGAGACGGTCATCGGCCCCATCGCGTATCCGGTTGTGCCGCCCCAAGCGCGGCTCTACGGCATCGCCACCCGCCGGGCCTCGGTGTTCAAGTTCATCCTCTACTACACCGAGCTCGAGGGCCTCGCCTACCCGATGAAGCAGGGCGGGTACGTGGAATCCGACTTCAAGGCGCGGGTGCTGACGCCGCCGTACAACGCGGCCACGCTGCAGCCGTGGCGCTTCGACCTTGTCGCCTAGCGACTGACCTTCCCTCCTTGGGGCCCGGCCCTCACCCCCGCCGGGCCCCCGGTTCGCTCGGGGTCACAGGGAGAAAGAGATGGAAAGCGATTCGATCACTCACGCCAACGGGAATGGCCACGCGGCCGACCCATACAACCTCGACGAGCTCGAGGAGCTCAACCCCGAACCGGTCAGGTTCACCGTGAAGGGCCGCACCTTGCTCATCAATGAGTTGCCTCACAAGGAGTACGTCGTCGCTCAGAAGCAGATGGCAACCCTGCAGGCAACCGTGCGTGGGCTGCGCGGCGTCGACGATGTCGGTGAGAATTTCGTCGAGCGCCTCGATGTCGACGAGCGTGGGCTGCTCATGCGCCTCTTCGGGCCCTTCAACGAGTGGCTCGCCGAGCTCGACGAGGAGGACCTGCGCGGCCGGCACGCCGAGTGGGACCAGTCGGATCCCAAGGCCAGGGGCCCGGAGCCGCGGCGCGAGGTAGGCGTGTTCTTCGCGGGGCTCACCGAGCGGAAGCTCGCCCGCCTTACCGCGACGGCGTTCGAAGTCCAGCAGAGGTTCGTCGAGGCCGAAGAGCGCAGGGCGCGGGAGGCCGGCGTCGACACCGCCCCTTTCGAGAAGGCGCTGTCGAGTGGCGGAAGCTCTACGAGCGCCTCAGTCTCCGGTTCCAGCTGAGCCTCGAGGAGATCCGCCGCCTGACCATGAGCGAGTTGTTCCACTACCTCCGCTGCCTGCGTGTAGAGGCCGAAGGATCTGAGGATCCTGACGACCCGACGACGCGCGCAGCGGAGCGTTTTGTGCTTTCTGGGGGCCGCCTCTAGTTGCCAAGCTCGCTGATCGGCGAGGGCCTGCTCCGGGTCAATCTCGCGAGGGGCAACCTCGCGGCGAGATTCTCGCAGGAGATGGGCGCATTGCAGGGCGTCGCGGTGGCCGAGAGCGGCAGGTTCGGCAACGTCCTCGCGCAGGGCCTCAAGGTCGCCGCCTTCGGTGCCCTCGCCACTGGGGTGGCGATGGTCGCTGTAGGCGGTATCTCGCTCAAGATGGCGTCCGACTTCCAGGCGTCAATGACCCAGCTGGTCACTGGAGCGGGCGAGTCGGAAGAGAACCTCAAGCTCGTCAGGTCCGGCATCCTCGCAATGGCTGGTCAGACAGGCGAGAGCGCCCAGCAACTCGCCGCCGGCATGTACCTGGTCGAGTCGGCTGGCTTTCACGGCGCACAAGGCCTCATGGTCCTGCGTTCGGCCGCCGAGGGAGCGCGGGTGGGCAATGCCGACATGGCCACAGTCGCCGACGCGGTCACCTCAGCGCTGAATGCTTACAGCCAAGGCGCGGGCTCCGCGACTGCGGTGACCTCGATGCTCGTCGAGGCGGTCGCTCAAGGCAAGATGCACATGCAGGACCTCGCCGGTGCTCTCGGCACGGTGCTGCCGACGGCGGCCGCTGCGGGCGTCGGGCTCGACCAGGTCCTCGCTGCCATCTCGACCATGACCTCACAGGGCGACGCGCCGGCCGACGCTGCCACCCACCTACGCTTCGCCCTCCTCGCGCTTATCGGTCCGACCGGCGCGGCGTCAAAGGAGATGCAGAAGGTTGGCCTGACTGCCGACGAGGTCGCCAAGACCCTCATGACCCAGGGCCTGCCGGCTGCCCTCGCCCTGATCCAGTCACACATCGACAAGACTTTCGGCAAGGGCAGCCCGGCCGCACTGGCCGCCCTCAAGACCATCGGCGGTGGTGTGCGTGGAATGGCGACCGAGCTCGAGATCGGTGGCAAGCACATGGGTACGTTCAACGAAAACGTCGCCGCGATCTCGGCCGCCGGCCGCGGGGCGGGCAAGGACGTGCAGGGATGGGCCCGGGTGCAGTCCGACCTCAACTTCAAGCTCGACAAGGCGACCGCTGCGGCAGGGGCCGCCGCCATCAAACTCGGCACCAAACTGCTGCCCTACGCTGGGCAACTCCTCGACGCCGTGACGCCCCTCATCCCGGTCGTGGGAGGGTTCGCCTCGGCGCTCATCGACAAGGCGGTGCCGGCGGTCGAGGGCATGGTCAAGTCAGTGCGGTCGGCCGTCGGGTGGGTCGACCAGCACAAGCACGGCCTCGCGCTCGCGGCCACCGTCATCGCGGTGCTGCTGACGCCGGCCATCATCGGGTGGTCGGTCGTGATGAGCACCCGGCTGTATGTCGCCATCCTCAAGACCATCGCAGGAATGCGTGGCCTGGCAACATCGAGCCTAATCAACTACACACGGATCGGCCTGAGCACCGTAGCCACCATCGCGCACGCGACCGCGATGGGCGTGGTGCGGGTGGCGACCTTGCTGTGGACGGGCGTCCAATGGCTCCTCAACGCGGCCCTGACCGCCAACCCAATCGGCCTCGTCATCGTCGGCATCGCGCTGCTCGTCGCCGGCGTCATATGGGCCTACAAGAACGTCGGGTGGTTCCACTCCGGCGTCGACAAACTGTGGGGCTTCCTTAAGCGGTTCACGCCATGGCTGACCGATTTCCTCATCGCGGCATGGAACGACCTCACGGCGGCGGTATCGTGGGCCTGGGACGGGTTCAAGAAACTCGGGGGGTGGCTCGAGGACACCTTCGGCCCCATCCTCAAGGCAATCGGCGACGGGTTGTCGAAGGTAGGCGGCTTCCTGGACTTCATCAACCCCTTCGCTAGGCATTCCCCCTCCCTCGTCGACCAGGTGCGCGAAGGCACCCGACTGATCGCCGCCCACTACGGTGGGATGGCGGACGCCATCGAGGATCACGCCCGACGCGGGCAGCTCGCGCTCGTCGCGTTGACCGGGGTCGCGCCCGCCGCTGGCGGTGGCGGGCTGGCAGGGGGTGGCGCGGGCTCGCTCAAGACAGTGCTCACTGATGCGTTTCGCGAAGCCCTCAGGCCGACCGGCACCGCAGCGGTCGGCGGGGCGGCCAAGCAGGAGTTCAACTTCTACGGCGACGTGAAACCCGACCAGGGCATCGCGCTCGGGCGCGACATCGGCTGGCAACTCAAGGGCTCGCCACGGTGAGGCGATGGCGGGCATAGTCCCCATCAGCGGCTCGTACAACGGCCTGACGTTCGGCCA